AGCCAAGAAACTTGCTCTGCGGGGGTTATCCCCTGTTTTTACTGGTGGCTTCAGATTACCACCAGTTTCCGCATTATAAGATGCTCTACCCTTGGCATTCAAGCCGCCTTTTGGATTCTGACCAGCTTTTGTCTGCCAAGTTGGAGATTTCATTACTTCACCTTTTTAGGCTTCTTTGCGGTCTTTGCCGCTTGCTTAAAGTCAGCGGCTGTAGGTGCGGCTTTAGACCCCACCTTGTTCATCTTTTCACCAGAACCAGCCTTGATTCGGGCTTTTTTGGCGTTAATGTTGGCGTAGAGTCCAGCTTTCATTTCATCTTCTTTTTGGGTTTAGACATACCCGCAGAACTCAAAGCAATCGCAATCGCCTGTTTCTTGCTTTTTACAACAGGGCCACCCTTACCTGAATGCAAAGTACCTTCTTTGTATTCGTTGTATACCTTGCTAATTTTCTTCTCAGCCTTGGTCTTTTTCATAGGGTTTCTCCTTAGTACAGGATTTTGGCGGTAATCGTTCCAGACACATAAACTGTGCAATTGGCTCGCAAATATTTCGGTGCATTTGCCAAAGTGACAAATCCATCAGCAGTCAATGCAGTACCAATCGTGCTGTAGGTTGTGCCATCAAGACTACCTTGCAGTGCAACAGTAGCGGATGTAATGCCTGTTACATGAAGAATTGCTGGCAACCCACTATCAACTTGAACGGCTTTAGAAGCACCAGTAGCGGTAACAGCACTCAATAGAGTGATAGGAGCAGGAATAGATGACATTATTTACCTCTTGAAGATTTTTTCATCATGTTGGTAGCGGTACGACCACCACGCATAGGAAGTGGCATAGCCTTCTTTGGCTTGCCAACCGCAATCATGACTGTTACAGGGATACCCTTTTTAGGGGCTGTTTTGGGAGACTTTGCAGATGTTTTCATATCAATCCTTCTTTATAGAACCGCCAGATTTCCAAGCATCACAAGTCCTAGCCGCCGCACAAGTGAAGTGGAACAACTCACAAAAACCTAGATCAGCCGCTTCAATGAACTGCTGGTCATAGTCCAACTCATTCTCAGAATCCTTACCCTTTTCCAAGCCACCCTTGATACACTCCATCATCTTTGGTGTTTGGATAAAAGCCGCACAGTTGCCACAAAGCATTGTCTTAACGGTGTCTGTGGGTGCGTTATACATCTTGGCTTTGGTCAGCCAAAATGCAGTATTTGTCTCGTCTGGATTGGGTGGGCCATATCCAAACTTCTTGAAAGCATTGTTGCGGTTTTTAAGGTTCAACTCCACATCCTGAGTAGGAAGTGGGCAAACCTGACCTGATAACAAGCCCTCTTTCATCGCCAAATCCTATCGGCAATAAAGGTGATGATGCCACCGCCAACTGAGGCGATAGCCATACCAGCCCACAGGCCACCTTTAGACTTGTTAGCGAGTGCCAACAAAGACTTGACATCTGTACTCAAAGAATGAACCTCCTTTTGGAGAGCTTCTACTTGAGCCTCTAGCTTGCCAAAATCTCTAGCGTCAAATTCAGACATTTGCTACCTTTCGGGGTCTACCCATACGCTTAATTTTAGGGGTGACAGGCGCAGTGAAAGCGGTATCTGTACGAACTGAATCATAAGATTCTATGGTTACTTCTGGCTCATCTACCCTTACATAACCTTGATGACCCTTCATAGAGTCAATGTCATGTTGCAAGGTAAAAGTCACGGTGTTACCAGACTGTAGACAACGAAAAGTAGCCATAAAACCCTTCAAATGAGAAAGGGGGGACTAGCCCCCCTATCCTTACACCATGCGAACGATAACGATACGCAATTTAGCTGAATCAAGATTCACTGTTGCCTCTGATTCATTTTGAATGCGGAACTTGACGGTGTTGGCAGCACTGACATAGCCAGTAACTGTCAAACCAACCAAATCCACACCCAAAGATGCACCAATCACCATGTCGCCTAAAGCAACGCCTGGAACGGTTACATCATCTGTCTCACCAGCACCATTGATAAGTGAACCAGCGTCAAGTGTTGCGGTTACCGACCAAGTATCGGAGAACAAACCCCGAAATGAGTCATTACCACGGCGTGAAACTACTGCTGAAGCGGTTGCCATTTTGATTTCTCCTAATTAGTTTAAAAAAGTCCCCCCACCACTAGGGCAGGGGGCGCAACTGCAATTAGCTAGGAACAACCAAGGCAAACATGGAAGAAGACTTAGCCGCACCAGTTGAAGCGGCACTACGCAAGGCGGCAACGCCATACAGAGTGTCGGAGGTGAACAAGGTAGCCAAGTATTCTTGTTTGTACTGAACTTGTGAACGAACGCCCACTTGCTCAACCAGAACCATAGAATCCTTGTGACCCATCAAGCAAACACGTGCAATAGCAGAACCGCTAGCTGGATAGGTAGAGGTTGCAGAAGCAGAGTCAGCATTGCTGGAAGTGAACACAGGGATACCATACAGGTTACCGATTTCACCATTGCGGATGGCATCGCCATTGCCGACAAAGGCTTGTTCAGTGTAACGAGCCAAACCCATCAAAGTGTTGCGGCTTGATGGAGGGATGATGAAGAAACGATTGTCCATAGGAGTATCGTTGTCATCCAAACGCTGAATGGTGCGGCGAATAGCGGCATCAGTCAAAGCGGAAGCGTTACCAGTGTTGGTGTTAGCTGTGTAGTCAAAAGCGGTTGTACCGTCACCGCCAATGTAGGCAGAACCGTACTGAGCACCAGTAGAACCACCATTAGCCAAACGACCCAACTGAATCAAGTCGGTATCAACTTGACGTGACAGGGCGTAGCCAGCATCAGAAGTGTAGAACTGACGCATGGAGTTCAGGGCTTGGGCTTCAACGATGTCCTCAATCAAGCGGCTATATTCATAGTGCTTGTTGATAGACACGGTGACTTCAGACTCAGTAGCCGCAATCAAAGTGACTGCGGTTTCAGCGGCCTTGGCAGAAGCAGAACCACGTGTAGGTGCAGGAATGTGAACGGTGTCACCTTTCTTGCCCTTGAAGTTCATCTTCATAACCAAGTTCGCAAGAACCAAGTTTTTCTTGTATGCGGCTACGATTTCGTCTGACCAAATTTCAGGGATGAAATTAGCCGCTGTAGTGGTAGTTACGCTACCTGAAGGGGAAAATGATGTTGCCATGTTTGTATCTCCAAAAAATCAAAAGTTAAGTTATTTGACCCGACCTTCTTGATACGCTTGCATGATCTCGTCACTCAAGGCATCGTAGCGGTTAGGGTCTTGCATCTTCAGCCGAATAAGGTCAGCCCTTCGGTAAACTCGTTTTCCAGATTCACCAGTACCCCCTACATCTACAGATGCGGCTTTGAGATTAGTCTTGCGTTGGGCTTCCCCTGCATCGCTAGTCTGTTTAGCCTTAACACCCTTCAATTGCTTGTAGGTACTGAGCAGTTCGTTAGCGCTGTCGTAATCATATTCACCATCAGCTTTAGCGTACAAACCAATGCGAACAGGGGAAGATTTCACCCAATTCACAAAGTCCGCATCTTGAGCAATCTGACCGAAATCAGGGTGTTCAGCCGCCAGCTTTTGCTGAATCTGCATCTTTTTGAACTCAAGAGCCGCTTGGCGACCCGCAAGTACATCAGGATGGTTATCAACAGTCTTACGAACAGCCGCCTGTGGATTTTCAAAGAAATCTACTTCGGGTTCGTCCTCTTTAACAAGTTGGGGTTTACCCGCAAGGTTCTGCTTTATGAGTTCATCCGCTAATTTGCGTACTTCCCCCACTTCTTGAGCTTGCTTGCCAATCAGCTTTTCAGCTTCTTGGTGCATCTTGATAATGTCTGACAGTTCTTTGCCCCGATACTTGTCGGGAATGTCATCACTAGCTTGCTCAATGGTGGAATGAAGTTTCTGCTTTTCAACGACTTCTAGTTCACTGTGCATCTCGTCTGGGTTATCAATCAACATTGTTTTTTCCTTTTTCCTGCCACTTTTGGGTTCTAGGAGACACTACGGCGAAATTGCTTATGTAGTGGTTTTGCGCTCTGCCGCTAACTTTTCACGGTGTTTATGGTCAAACTGCATATGTGCAGTTGGGAAATGACCTGACCACCCTTCCAATTTAACGCTAGGTGCGCTCATGATGCGACTGGCTGAACCACCGCACTCACACTGAGTGGATTGCGCCTCATAAACGCAATACCTCTCAATCTTGTGTCCGTTTTCACAGACAAAATCATACATTCTTTTCATTTAATTCCTCGTA